GGTTCATCACAATGGACTACCGCGGTTACCGCAGCCCTGAAGACTTCCGCTGATGCCGTGCTGGGCAGTGTCACCATCAGCGACATTCCCATCCAGCGCAACCACATCACCACCTATTCTGGTGGCGTGCTCACATCTGGGCGGAGCATTACCCTGTCGAGCGATGAAGATTGGGTCGAGGATGCCACCGTCACTTGGTAAAGATACACACACGCCGTGAGGCTGTTTACATTTGTTGTTTTTCTTAGTTTAGACTTGAATTTAACAAAAACGGGGAGCCGGCGGGCTCCCTATTCTTTTTGTTGCGCTTGTTCCAATCGTTTGTTTTCTGCATCCATTGCCGCACGGAGATCTGCGCGGTCTTCCTCACTGAGTGGTGCTGCTGGCTCGTCTTTCTCCCATGCGAACTTCAGCCATTCCAATATGGTCTTTGCCACTTCTCCCTTGTTCAGTCCCATACAGTACCGCACATGGTAGGCTATCAATCTGGCCTGTTCCCATCCTTGGTGATAGCGGGCATTGTAGCCATTGATAATGCGACGTGCCTCCCAGAACTGGATCTCATACAGGAACTCCCGGCGAGGGATGCCGATCTCGCCCACGAACTTCTGATAAAGGTCGTAGGCGGTTAGTCGTTTTTTTGCTCTTCCGCATCTGCCGGCTGCTCGTCGGCCTTCTCACCCTTCGGCAGCTTATACCACTCGGCACGCAGTTTCATCACCTCGTTCAGGGCCTCAATCAGTTCTCCTGGCTCCGACTCATACATCAGGTCGGTGTCCTTGACGGGCGCATCCGTTTCCTGCTTCTGATAGTACGAGGCGATGGCCGACAGGATCAGATAGATGATGTGTTCTGGATTGTTCACGTCGAATTTCTCGACATTCTCGCCCGTGAAGTTCTTGAAGGCGATTTCCGTGGCGAAACAATAGGCCACGATGACCTTCTTGCCGCACAGTTTGATTTCTTTCTGTTTCATTTCTTTCTGGAATTTAGTTCATAAAAAAACCGCCCGCGCTGCTTACCAATGAAAGGAGGAAAGACAGGCGAGCGGCTGATAGATGTTTACGCGGCCACCGTATAGTCGCCGTAGCCGTTAAGGGTGGCACTATAATCGGCGTTTTGTCTGTTCGGGCCGTTAATAGACAGCTGGGTAAGCACCACGCTTCCGCTGACAATCGTAGAGCTTGCAGTACGGTTGTTGTCGCCGGTAACGTTCGCAATCTTCCACTTGATCGGTGTGCCGGCCTCGTAGATGGTTTCCAAGTCGGACAGCGACTTAGCACCAACGGCAGACGTGATGGTTTCGCCAGAGCGAACGAGTGCGCCAGTGGTGATGTCATAGCTGAGACCTGTGGGTTCTTGAACGTCGAAATCTCCTGTAGTATCTTTCGTCGTCGCGCTTTCCATCTGAAGACTGACATGCAGGCTGAGCGTCTTCGCGGCCCCCACAACGGCACTTGGTGCAGCGGTGTTGTCGCTCGACAGGAACAGGCGAACGAACTGACCCTTGGTGTAGCTTCCGAGAGCGATGACATCCGTAGCCTCGCTGCTGCCAACGGCCTGCAATGCAGAAGCACCAGTGAATTGGAGCTGCTTAGTACTATTCGTTCTGTCATCAAATTGGAACGTTACATCCGACAAATAGGCCTGACCTTTGCGGGCAAAGGTAGCCTTCTGGCGTGTCTGGTTGTCGGTGGTCGAAGTCTCGTCCCACATCAGGGTCATCGGCTCCATCGACTTGATGGCGGTGAGCATAGCAGCGCAGTCGGCCACATTCAGCGAGTCGCACGATACCGACCAAGACTTGCTGACGGTGACAGGCTTGTCAGCCATGCCCACATCGTCTTTAGTCGCAGCCGATTCCGTGTTATTTTGGAGCGTCACCGTACACCCGGTCGCCATGCCAATCACCTTGTATTTTTCGGCATCAGAGTCATAAACACAGATGCGAAAGTTTTGTCCTTTAAGTGTTGCCATATTCTTTTAATTTTTGATTAAGTCAACTCTGAGTGTATAGGCACTGCCGTCCTGTTTGCGACCCACGGCACCGACGGCATACTTACAGTCGGCAGGAATCTCGTTGACCATTTCGGCCAATTCCTCGCGGGTGGATGCTTCGAGCACGGTCGTGCCGTTCAGCAGCAGGTCACCCACGTATGCGGGCTGACTATTCTCAGGTTTCTGAGTTGCTTCCGTCTTCTTGCTCATCGTCGTTAGTATTTTCTAAGTCGCACTGATAGTGGATCGTGTCGAAATAGCACGGCTTATTCCAATCCCAGGCGATACCTTCGGTCTGAGGATAACCCTCGTTGAGATACGGGATGTCGACACCCTGCTCTGCAAGGCTCTTGATATGGTCGGCAATGGCTTTCATCACCTTCAATTCGAGGTCCCACACCTCGTTGGAGCTGGCCGCACCAATCTCCACGCCCACATTCACGCGAAACAGATACGGCATCCACACGTTGTCCTTCGTGGTCTGAGATGGTGACATCCCGTCGTCAGTGATGATGATATAGGGCAGCGGTGTATTGTCCTGCTCCATAGGTGGAACCTCGAAGCACGTTGACTTGATACGACCGCCGACGGCCTGCACCAGTTCACTGTTGGCACAAAGGGCATCAAATATGATTTTGCCGAGTCGTTGCATGATTATCAGTTTGACTTGTTATTACTTTTTTCTAATTATTCACTTACTTTCTGGGAAACCGGCGGACGATACTAACTATTGCCGTTTGCATCGCCGACCGCCCGCCGGAGGAACTATGTCCCAGAAAGAAGGCGCGAGAGATTTAGCCGCCGAACTCGCTTGAAGAAGCAGGCTCCACGAGCTTGATCAACTTGAATGCCTGCGGCTTGCCGCTGGTATTGCCGTTGACCTTGCTTGACAACTCAACGAGTGAGTAGTCGGTGCCCATACCCAGAGCGATGACCGAACGGTCGAAGTTCTCCTGAGAGGTTCCATCAACGTTGAAGTCGATGTCAGCATAGACCTGCTCGTTCAGGTAGCCAAAGTGACCGATACCGATGTAACGGTCGGTGTCCTTGGTACCGATGCCGTGCTCGTCGAAGGTGTAGTCGATGAACGGAGACACCTTATAACGGTAGCCAACGCACTTTCCATCCTCGATGACGGTGCTGTCGCCTGCGCTGTTGGGGATACGCTTGGTGAATGCGAGGTCAACCTCAGTCACCTTGTCCATGATGATCTCAGGATCACCTTCGAAGCCGAGGTCATACATCTTGGCAATCTCCTTGGCCAGGTTCTTACCGATGTTCTCGTCGAGAGTCAGCTCCACAACCTCTGCCTTGGCAAACGGCATGTCGAGCTTGTCGAATGTACCGTGTCCATAGACGTGCTGAGCGCGGAAGATGGCCCAACCCTTCTGGAACTTGTAAGTCACGAATGCGATGATGTCGAATGCAGCCTGCATGACAGCACGACGGCTAACGGGTACAGAAGCAGCAACGCGAACGGGGCTGGTCTTGATGTTAGCGAACTCGAGAGCCTGCTCTGCCACCTTGGTCACCTCACCTTCGATGGTGAACTTCACGTCGTTGATAGAGTAAGGGATTACCTGTGTGCCACTGACACCAGTCAGCATCACGAGGTCATCGGGGAGCTCTACACCAGCCACCTTGGTGTCGATGATTGGTTTGATCTCGATAGGGATCAACTCACCGGCCTCCAGGTTAGCGTTCAGGTTCTTGTCATCACCAGTCTTGATGGCGTTGGCCAGAATGGTGGTGGCGTTGGCTGCACGCTTGTGAGTGAAGCAGTCGTCGATCATCTCGCGCAGCTTGGCACCCATGTCCTCACGCTCGCGGATATTCTCCAGCTCCTTACCGCTGGCCATAGCCTTGGCACGGGCACTCAGTCCAGCACTCTCACGCAACAGGGCATCGTACTCACGATCCTGCTCGCGCTGCTCAGCCTGCAACTTTGCCAGTTCGTCCTTCTGCTCCTCAGAAGTCAGGGTGCGCATTTTGGCCTCACGCACGTTGGTCTTCTCGTCCATTTCGTCCAGCTTACTCATGATTTCAGCCTGGCGAACCTGAATCTGTGATTTTGTCATCTTTGTCATGATAAAATACTTTTTTGGTTTATACTATTGTGAACTAAAAATCAATCTCGGTAAGGAGTCGCTTGTGGCGTAGGCGCATGGCCTGCTGCTCACGGAATCGCTGCTCCATTTCATCCAGACGACGGGCTTCCTCGGCTTCACGCTCAGCCTGTTCGCGCTCTTCACGCTCCTTGGCTTCACGGGCTTCCTTCTCAGCATTGGTCTCACCTCCGTTGGCCTCACGCTCAGCCTGTTCGCGCTCTGCCTTCTCACGGGCTTCACGCTCCTCGTCGGTTTCCTGACTGGCTGCTTCGCGCTTCAGCTGCTCCTCAATGGCTTGGTCGATAGCCTCGCCCTGCTCACGGGTGCCGACGCTGGTCTGCTCGTAAGCCGGATGGGTGACGATCGACACGTCATACAAGGCGGTGATGCGCTTGACGTGGCGAATCCAGATTTCCTTGCCGTCCTCCACCTCGTTAGTACGTTCCAGGCTGACACCATTCTCGGTGTCTTCCCAGTCATCTTCAAATGCGAATGACATACCGCTGATGTCGCCGCGCTTGATCAGCTCCAGCGTATCGTTGGCTGCATTCGTGCGGGGCAGTTCACAACCTGACTCCACATAGTTCTCGCGCAGTCCGAGCGTCAATGTGCCCTTGCCGTTGTTGCAGCGGCCCAGCACGTCGGTCACTTTCGAGGAGTGGTTGATGTTCAGGATCACGTCCGAACGCTGCAACAGGTCGTTTGTGATGCAACCTGGCTCCAAGACCTCATAGACTTTGCGGGTAGTGCTCCACGGGGTCAGGTTCACACTACGCACACCGAAGATGATGGGCTTTCCCTCCACCATACGGCTCTCGCTCTGACCCTCCATCGGTTCGCGTACCTGAAGGCCGCAAACGCCATTGGGGATAAATCTTACCTGTTTCATCTTTCTATTCTCGTTAAAAAGTTATCGTTTCATTATTCGGGCAGAATTGCGTCTGGGGTTTACTGCGAGATTTCTCGCCTTACGCTCAAAGTATTCTGCCACCTCATCGCGGCTCAATGGCTGCGGGGCTACGGCTGTACGGATGCGGTAGGGCTCTTTCATTTCTCTTCGCCCTCCTCCGGCTCCTTTGGTGGTTCCTCGGTGGTTGGTCTTCCTCCACCTGATATGTCACGCAGCTTGGGTGATCCAAGTTCTGCCAGATTGGTGAGTACATACACGATGTCACCCTTTTCGCCTACTGACGGCATGTCCTCTTCGGCACGCATTTCGTTTACCGTCATAATGCCTGAGCGCAACATGCTTTCGTAGTACTTTGCCTTGCGCTCCGGGTCCATCGCCAGCAGCGGTTTCTCGCAGATGTGGATGCGCCGCACACCGTAGTCCTTGAATCCGATGAGCTTGCGGGCAATCTCTTTTTCGTTGCCAGTCTTCTGCGGCAGGATGGTACGGGTGTGGAACTCCATCGTGGCGTTCTGATAGTCGTTGTAGTGCGAATTGGTATCGAGCATCAGCAACGGACGCGGCACACCAAAGAAGCGTGCCACATCATCGTTGGTGCCACCCAGTTGCTCAAACATCTGCATCTCCTGGGCGTTCATCGAGATGTTCTCCACCTTGTCAAGACCTCTGATGGCGAGCACGTCCTGTCCTGAGTACATCTTCTGTTGCAACTCCTGGGCGTACTTATCCATCTCGGTCTTATCAAACAATCCCATCGCAATCGGCGACACGCTTCCCTGCTGTTGCTCACCGATGAGCAACTTCACACGACCACCCTTTGCAGCCGTTTCGAGTGACTGCTGCATCAAGGTGCGGTTGAGCGAAAGTGTCTGGATGGCATATTGAAGTGTTGAGATACCCCACACGCCGTTTTGATAGCGGAAGGTGTTGGGGAAATGTAGCAAGTCTTCACGCGGCACGTCCGGCATCGTCACATAGCCGTGATCAGTCAGGAAGGTGATGCTCACGAAGCGGCCAGTATTCACATTGTAGCCGCCACTCTTCACCAACCACAGAGCCACAGGGAAATCAAACTCGTCACGCTCTACATACACGAATCCGTTACCAAACAACAGGCGGTTAATCTCGACGAGCTTCCACATGTCAGTAGCCGTCATGATGGGGTTGGGTTCTTCCTGAAGCAGGTAGTTCATGCGCTTGCCGAGTCCACGCATATCAACGACGTAGTTGTCTTTCTCGAAGTCCTTCTTCTGATATTGCACCGGCATCACGCTGAGTGTATCGGCTCGCAGGTTCACAGCACGATACACCGTACCAGTGCAAAGTGCCTGCTCAGGGCCACGCACATAAGCAATGCGCTCCTGGAATGATGCACCCGTCACGCCTGCACTCTTCTGTGCGGTGGAGTCAGGAACACCCGGTGTGCCGCCAATCGGTGTGGGCGATGATTCTCGCACCTCCACCGCTGGCACCGTCTCGCGTGTCGGCAGCATTCCTGTGGGTAGAAATCCAAATAGTTTCATATTTTATTTCTTGCTTTTATTACTCTTGCGTTTTTGCGTCTTGGGTTTACTAACCTTTTGAGCAGGACCGATGACCGATGGATCG